TTAGATGTGGATATTTATATAAATAATTTAGAAACGCCAGAGATCGCTGTGTTTGACGTAGGTTTACAAATGCCTGAAATGAAAGTTGTTGAATTTCTTACAGGTTTATCTAAAATGTTTAATCTAGTATTTTATTTAAATGACAATAATGAGGTTGAGGTTAGAACATTAGATGATGGAACTTCAGATAGTTATTATAACTTAAGTGATATACAAACATGGGATATATCTAAATATGTTGACACTAAAACAAGTCAAGTTGATGTTGCTCTTCCATTTAGATCTGTTACAATGACTTATAAAGATTTAAAAACATTTTTAGCGTTAAAACACGGTCAATTATTTAATCAACAATGGGGAGAGGAAAGCTGGAACGAAGACACTCAAACAAAAAGAATAGATGGTTCTGATTATAAAATAATCCCTCCTTTTGAACACATGAAATTTGAAAGATTATTAAATTTAGATAATAGTAACGATACTACAATACAAGTAGGTTGGTCAGTAAATGAAAGTCAAAGCGCTTATAAAGGTAGTCCTTTACTTTTTTATCCTAAACATCAGCAAGGTGGGGGAATAACTCCTATTCAATGGGTAGTTAGAAGTGTAGCGGGAACATTATTAACTGGTGAAGAGGTTGATAATTATATAATTCCTAGTAATAGCGAAAATTTAACATCATTAACTAATACTAAAAATATAAACTTTGGGCCTATGGTAAACGAGTATGCTAGGGAAATTTTTGTAGACACTCTTTTTAATAGATTTTATTATAATTATGTAACTAATATTTTTAGAGAAAATGCAAGATTAATAAAAGTAACAGCTTATCTACCTTTACGAATTACATTGAATTATAATTTAAATGATTATATAATGATCAACAAAAAAAGTTATAGAATAAACAGTATTAAAATAAATTTATTAAATAATAAATCGGAATTAGAACTTATAACAGTATGATAATTTTTAAACTACTAAATATAGATGAATTCTATGGGTTAAGTAAAAACATAGAAATAGCTAAAGGCAAATACAAATTGCCTGAAACTTTAAAACAAGGTATAAATCAACTTAAACGTGAAATATTATGGCGAACGAAACGAGCACAATAAATGTTAATGTAAAATTAAAAGATGCAATTAAAGATTTTGAAATTTTTGATCAAAGAGTTACGGAATCAAAAGACGCTGTTGTAAAATTAGAAGCACAACTAGTAAAATTAGAAAAAATACAAAAAACATTAGATCCTAAAGATTTAAATAGAATTAAGGACTATAACGAGGCTATAGAAAAAACTAAAAATAGAATTAGAGAGGAAAAAAATGATTTAAAACAATTAAATTTAGAAAGAGGTAAAGCTAAGAAAAAAGTAGATGAGTTAAAAAAATCAAAAAATGATCTTGAAGGTGCAACTAGCATGTTGGATAGAGCCACTGGTGGACTAATTAGTGGATTTAAAAATCTAAAATCATCAGTAGGTGGAGCAGTAAAGTCTCTAGGTTTTATGAAAACAGCGTTAATAGCTACAGGGATTGGATTGTTTATTGTTTTACTCGGTTCACTATATGCTGCGTTTACAAGATCTGAAGAAGGTCAAAACAAGTTTACTAAACTAATGATGCAAATAGGTAACGTTGTAAATAACGTTTTAGATATTATTGCTGATCTTGGTTCTAGTATTATAAATTTAGGAAAAGGATTATTTAAGTTAGCTACAGGTGATCTTAAAGGAGCCGGTAAAGCGTTTACAGATATGGCTGGTGACGTGGTTAATGCAACAGTCGCTGTTAAAAACTTTGGTAAAACAGTAAAAGAAGAGTCTAAAATTATAAATGAAATTGCTGACGCAAGGGCTAAAGCTGATAAAATAGAAAGACAGTTAATGATAGATAGAGCTAAAGCTACTAGAGATGTTAACGAGTTAAGAGAAAAAGCAGCAAGGCGTGAAGAATTTTCTACCGAAGAAAGAATTGCTTTTTTAAGAAAAGCAGGTGAAATAGAAAGAGGCATTACTGATAAACAAATTGAGGCTACTCAATTAAGATTAGACGCTAAAAGAAAAGAGTTAGAATTAGGTAAAAACAGTAAAGAAGCTTTAGATGAAATAGCTAAACTAGAAGCTGATATGATCAATTTAGAAGCTAAGAGTTTAAGAAGACAGAAAGCTATAAGTGCGGAGATTACCACAAATATTAGAGAACAAAATGCTGAAATAGAAAAAAGATTAGCAGATTACGTTTTTATCCCTGGTGTAGGTTATATTTCAAAAGAAGCATTTCAAAAAATACAAGAAAATCAACAAGGAATAAAAGCTATTCAAGATGAATATAAAAGAAGGGCAGAGGAAGAAGCCGCTGAAACAGAAATACAAAGAATAGAATTAGAAAGACAAAGAGCATTAGAAGAACTCGATAGACTTAATGCTACTGAAGAACAAAAATTCTTGATCAAGAAATTTTATGCTGATAAAATATTAGAAGCTGAAACTGATAACAAAAAGAAAGAAGAAAATTTAGACAAACAAGTAGCTGCTGCTAAAATAGCTCAAGCGGGTCAAGCATTTGCTTTAGTCGGACAGTTAGCTACTAAAGGAAGTAAAATAGGTAAGATAGCTGCGATAGGTCAAACCGTAATTGGAGGAATACAAGCTGTTCAAAACGCTTATTCTACCGCTCAAAAATCACCTATAACAGCAGTGAACCCAGGTTATCCTGTTCAACAAGCGATTATTGCCGGTGCATTTAGCGCTGCTCAATTAGCTAAATTAATTGCAACTAACCCAGAGTCACCTTCCGTTGGTGGGTTACAATCCGTTAACGCTAATAGTGGTCAACCAGCTGTACCTGAATTTAATATTGTAGGTCAAGGCGGTACTAGTCAATTAGCTGGAGCTATTGCAGACCAAGAACAACAACCAGTACAGGCTTACGTTGTTTCACAAGATGTTACAACTGCACAAAGTTTAGAAAATAATATAATTTCAGGAGCTACTTTAGGTGGATAATAATTACGACATAACGTGGATGGATAATTATAAGGTTTATATAGGTAAATCTGATATTCATGGTGTAGGCCTAAGAGCCATTAAAGATATTAAAAGACATGAGACTGTTTTTTATCATAGAAGCAAGAATACTTATAAATTAAATAAATTACAATTAATTCAAAACGGTGTTCATAAGGATGTAATTAAAACGTTAAGCAGACTTTATTATTGTGATCATGATTTTTTATTTTTAAAGGCAAATCCAGAGCTTAATTTTGTAAATTATTTAAATCATTGCGAAAATCCTAACATGTATTTTAGGCAAGGATACTACATTGCTAAACAAGATATACAACAAGATCAAGAAGTCACTTTGAATTTCCTAGAAAATAACTACCATCCTCAACTTAGTTTTACTCCAACGAAAATATAACAATCATATTTAATTATTGTTTTTAAAAAAATACTTAAATAATTAGATATGGCACCAGAAGAAGCACCACCAGCGCATGAAGAATTTGAAGTAGCGGAAGATGCGAACCAACTTCAAAAAAGACACGGACTTAGAGAATACTCAAGTGAGAATGGTCCTTTAATTCATAGAACAGTAGAAGGTAGGTATCAAAGACATTTTGATTTACAGACTACAAATTATAAAGACATAAAGACTCCATCAACACAAGCCGCTATAGATTCAGGTATGAAAGATGAGGGTAATGATGAATTTCCACATGGTCAAGAATCATAATAAACAATAAATAATAACTTTTTAAAATAAATTAATATGGCACCAGAAGCAAACGCGTTTCAAGCGGGTTACTCCAACCCAACAGCAAAATACGGAGAAAGAACTTACGTAACAGTTCAAGGATTAAACATAGTTAGAAAAGCAAAAGAAGGACCTATCGGAACTGCACAAGTAGGTAGTTTTTGGAGCTTCGGAAACTTAACAGAAATCAACTTACCATTACCAGGTTCAGCTGATGGAGATGCTATGAGCGAACAAGAAGCAATGATGGAAGGAGCAGCATAATAACTATTAAATAATAATATAATGAAAGAAAGAAGATTTAACGAAGATGGCTCTTTACAGATTACCAGTAAACGTGGTTTTCCAGCAGGTAAAGAATATTTATCATCAGTATTAAAATATACAACTTTAGGAGCTCCTATGGGAGTAGGTGGTAGAAATTTGGTTTTTGTAAAAGATGAAATTTTCCAAGGTCAAGGGGTTTCACAACCTGTGTTAGACGCGCAAAACATTGCAAGTGGTGAGTTAACACTTACTTGGGATAACTTAGATTCTTATTTACCTTTATTTAGTATTTACAATCTGGGATTTTCGTTTGGTAGTATGAATTATGGTACTCCATTTACTTTCCATTTTTTAAATTCGGCTCTTTACGCTGGCTCATCTGCTAAAAGAACAGATGGACAATTTTCACCTTGGTATTTTTATCAATCTTCAGTTAGTGGAGGAGATGGACTACCAGGACAAGGTGGAGGAGAAATAGCAATGGATGGACCTCCAGGTTCAGGTGGTACACAACCTATAACTGGTCAATGGATTTTTGCAATGACAGGAGCTCAAGATACTACTATGGATTTTCCAGGTATTGGTAACAATTCTGAAATTGAGATTAGAATGCATATAGATAGAGCTGAACAAATAGCTAAAAATTATTACGATGCACAATTAGAGGCTTTAAATCCACAACCAGGCGGAGGTATAATAGATCCAGGAGGACCAGGTGATTTTGAAGAGTTAGGCTAATAAATAATTATATGAATATAATAGAACTAGTAATAAATGATGATGAAGAATTAGCAGGAGTAGATGCTATTTCAGTGGTTGAAGAACCAGCTATTGAATTAGATTTCGTGGCACTCAAAAATCAAGAATTTAAGTTAGCAGAAGTATCTTCTGAGAAAAGAATATTGATGGGTGCCGCTCTAGTTCCTGACAAACCAATTTATAGATCTAACGGTGAGGATGAATTTTATATTTATTTTTCTAAAAAAACAGTAGTTAAAGCTAGTGAAATGTTTCTTAGAAAAGGTAATCAAAATAAAGCAACATTGGAACATGCTGAAGCAATAGGAGGCATGACTGTTGTTGAATCTTGGTTAGTAGAAGATGATGTACATGATAAGTCTAGAAAATACGGTATGAATGTACCGATAGGAACTTGGATGGTATCAATGAAAGTTTATAACGATGAGGTTTGGAACGAATATGTTAAAACAGGTAGAGTTAAGGGCTTCTCAATTGAAGGTTACTTTGCGGATAAATTAGAAAGACCGCAGGATAAACAGAAGGATTCTTTATCGGAAGACGAAAAAATAATTAAACAATTAATAGATGCCTTGGAACAAAGCTGAAGCAACACCTAGTAAATCATCACCAGTAGGTGGTAATAGAGGTTGTTTGTGTAAAGATGGAACATATAATTCTAAATGCTGTGACGGAACATTACAAGCACAAGGAATAGGTCCGACAACAGGACAAAACGCATGAATTTATAACAATGAACAATTTAGATTGTTTTTAAAAAAATAATACCTAATTAATATATTAAAATGGACGCAAATGTAACTTTAAATAAAGTAAGAACTATCCTAGGTTTAGAAGTAATCTTAGAAGAAAAATTACTTGAAAACGGAACTAAGTTTGTCGCTGAAAAATTTGAAGGCGGTAATGAGGTTTTCATCCAAGCAGAGGATGATCAAAAAATTCCTGTACCAGCAGGTGAGTATGAAATGGAAGACGGTCAAACTCTAGTAGTAAAAGAAGACGGCTTAATTGACGAAATTAGAGACGCTGAAGAAACCGAAGAAGAAGATGAAGAAATGGGATATGATGATAAAGAAGAAATGAGAGATGACGGTGAAGAGGCTGCTGTAGATGATTGGGAAGGTATGGAAAAGAGAATCAAAAATTTAGAAGATGCAATTGCTGATCTAAAAGAAAAAGTCGGCGGTGAGCAAAAAGAAATAGAAGAAGATTTATCTGCAGATGTAAAAGAAGAAGTAGAATTATCTGCTGAACCTAAAGAGATAAAACATAATCCTGAAGCTAAAAACCAAGTTGAATTAACTAAAATAGGTAAAGTTTCAAATTTAAGACAAAGAGTATTTAACAAAATTTTTGATCAATAATAATCAAAAATAATTTTAACTAATAATTAATATAAACAATGGCAACAACAGTAAACATTACAACTACTTACGCAGGAGAGTTTTCTCAGAAATATATCTCTGCAGCGTTATTATCATCGTCTACAATTGCAGATGGTGGAGTTGAGGTTATGCCTAACGTGAAGTATAGAGAAGTAATCCAGAGAGTTGAAACTGGTTCTCTGATTGCTGACGGTAGCTGTGACTTCGATGCTAGTTCATCAGTTACTTTAACAGAAGTTTCTCTTGAACCAGAAGAATTTCAAGTAAACTTACAACTATGTAAGAAAGATTTTATTAACACATGGGATGCGATTCAGATGGGATATTCTGCATTTGATCAACTTCCTACTTCATTCGCTGATTATTTAATCGCTCACGTAGCGGCTAAAGTAGCAGCTCAAAATGAAACTAACATCTGGCAAGGTGTAACAGGTAACGCTGGTGAATATGACGGATTTGAAACATTAGCGGCAGCTCCTGGTTCTAACGTGATCACGGTAGCAGGTGCAGGTGGTTTAACCTCAGCTAATATCTTAGCAGAAATGCAAAAGGTAGTAGATGCTATCCCTAACACTTTATACGGTAAAGAAGAATTGAAATTATACATTTCTCCTAAAGCAGCTAAATTATATGTCCAAGTTCTTGGAGGTTTTGTAGCAACAATTGGAGCAAATGGTGTAGATAATAAAGGGACAACTTGGTACAACAATGGTTCTTTATCTTACAATGGAGTTCCAATTTTCGTAGCAAGAGGATTATCTGCAGACACAATGTTCGCAGCTGAATCTACTAACCTTTTCTTTGGAACTGGTTTAATGAATGATTGGAATGTCGTAAAGACAATTGACATGGCTGACATTGATGGCTCACAAAACGTTAGAGTAGTAATGAGATTTACTGCTGGATTAGCGATTGGGATTCCTCAAGATGTTGTGTATTATAACTAATAATTAACCTTATATAGGGGAGGTTTCGACCTCCTCCATATACTAATACCTTTAAAAAATGGCATGTGATATAAACTTAGGAAGATTAGAACCTTGTAAGGATTCCGTCGGTGGATTGAGAGCAATCTATTTTATAAACTACACAAGTGGTTTATTAGATTCTGCTACTTTTGATGCTGATGAAATCATAGATGGTTTTGCATCTCCTTTAACATTATATAAATATGATTTAAAAGGTGCTAACTCATTTGATGAAACTAATGAGAATTCTAGAGATAATGGGACATCTTTCTTTACTCAAACAGGTACTATTGTACTTAAAAAGCAAGATCCTGTAACTAGAAAGCAAATGAAACTTTTATCTTGGGGTCGTCCACAGATAGTAGTTGAATTTTACAATTATGGGCCTAACAACGAAACTAGATATGTTTTGGCAGGTATCGAAAATGGCTGCGAAGTTGCCCCTAGCACCGCTAGTGGAGCTGCAATGGGTGATTTAAATGGATATAATATAACATTTACAGGAACTGAAAAAGCACCAGCTAACTTCATTGATCCTTCTATTATTGATGATACGACAAACACAGTTGTAGTAACTGGAACATAATCCTTAAAATTTCATATTTTAAATAGCCTCTATCTTTATAGGGGCTTTTTTTTAACGATAAACTTAAATTGTTGTTTTATAAAAAAGATATAATGATAGTTTTAACAACATCCGCAGGTCAAACTTTAAAATTTATACCACGAGATTACCCAAATGAAGTAGTTTTAGAATTCACTGATGAAGATACAAATACGACTAACATTTATTCTTTATTAACAACCAGGGATAGATATTATTTAGAAGTATTAATGTTATTTAGTCCTGTTTTAAAAGAAGGTACATTTTATAATTTAAAAGTTACAGGTGTTGGAAAAGGAAATGTGATTTACAGGGATAGAATATTTTGCACTGATCAAACGCCTCCTTCTAGTTATACAATTAACAAAGGTGAATATGTAGAACATGCAACCACAAACGAATACATTGTATTATGACAAATGACTTATTTATAACTAATTTAGCAGCTTATACCGCTCCTAAAGTAGTAGAAATTAAAGGTAAAGATTGGATTTATTACGGAGATGATAATAACTACTTCAACTACCTTATTGATCTATATTTAAACTCAACTACTAACCACTCGATAATTAACGGGATTTCAAATCAAGTTTACGGTAGAGGAATAGCGGCTTTAGACGCTGATAGAAAACCTGAGCAATATGCTCAAATGATGATTATTTTTGACAAAGATTGTCTTAGAAAATATATTAAAGATTTTAAGATTTTCGGAATGGCTGCTTTACAAATTCTTTATAAAGATGGTAAAATAGTTAAAGCTAAACATTTTCCAATGGAAACATTAAGAGCTGAAAAATGTAATGAAGAAGGTGATATAGAAGCTTGGTATTACTCAAATGATTGGGAAGAAGTTAAAACAAGGAGATTAGAACCTACAAGAATACCAGCGTTTGGTTATGGTGGAAAAAATCAAAATGAAATGTTTGTGTTAGCACCTTATGTACCTGGACACTATTACTATTCTCCTTGTGATTACACAGGTGGATTACCTTACGCAAAATTAGAAGACGAGATTGGCGATTATTTGATTAATGATACAATAAATAATTTTTCAGGAACTAAAGTAGTTAACTTTAACAACGGAGTCCCTACACCAGAAAAAATGCAACAAATAAAGTCTGATGTAATGCAGAAGCTCACAGGCGCTCGTGGTGAGAAGGTAATTGTTGCTTTCAATAATAACAGTGAATCTAAGACAACAGTTGATGATATACCGCTTAACGATGCTCCAGCGCATTACCAGTATTTAAGCGAAGAGTGTTTTAGAAAACTTATTGTCGCACATAGAGTAACTTCTCCAATGTTATTAGGGATTAGAGAAGGAAATAATGGTTTAGGTAATAACGCTGATGAGATTGAAACCGCAACACTTTTAATGGATAATATTGTGATCAAGACTTACCAAGATCAAATTATAGATTCAATGAATACTCTTCTAGCGGTAAACGAAATTGCATTAGATCTTTATTTTAAAACGTTAAAACCATTAGCTTTTAATGATATTGATCAATTAGAAGGAGTAGATGAAGAAGTAGCCGAAGAAGAAACAGGAGTTGAAATGAGTAAAGTACCTCATTTAGATGATGAATTAGGTAAGCAAATATTAGCTAATTTACAAGGTGAAGAAATGAGTGATGAATGGGTTGTAACAGATGTTAGAGAAGTTGACGATGAAAATTCAAAACATGATGAATGGGTAGCTGCTTCTATAATAGACAAACCAGAGACTACATTAGATAAAGTAAAAAAAGTTTTATTTAATAATCCAAGTCCAATTGCTTACAGTGAAAACAAATGGTCTGTTTTAGATTCAGATAACTACAAAATACGTTATGTTTATTTCCAGAAATCTAAAGCAAAATCTATTCAAAAAGATAAAGAAGGTAAAAGAAAAGACACTTACAAAACTAGACCATTTTGTGAAAACATGATGAGTTTAGCAAAGCAGGGTGTCGTGTACAGAATTGAAGATATTGACGAAGCTAGTGAGAAAGGTATCAATGGAGGTTTTGCGCCTGAAGGTGAAGACACCTATGATTTATTTAAGTATAAAGGCGGTTGTTATTGCAGACATGCCTGGAAAGAAGTTTTATATAGAAGAAAAAAAGGCGCTTCAGTTTCGCCTGATCTTAAAAATTATAGAAGAACTGGTTCTATTCCAAAACAATACCAAAGAAACCCTTGGGGAAGTAAAGATGCTAAGCAAGCCACGTTTAATCTACCAAATCACGGATCACTAAAATACACATACTAATGGCAACAGCACTATTTATAACAACTCAAGACATAAAGCGATACTCTGTTCTATCCGGGAATGTAGATCCCGATAAATTTATTTACATGGTTGAAATCGCTATGGACACGCAAATACAAAATTATACAGGAACTGTTTTATATGAAAAAATCCAAGATCTAATTATTTCAGGGGATATAAATTTACCTGCAAATGATAAATATAAAACACTTTTAGAAACATATTTAAAACCAATGACTATATATTGGTCTTTAACTACTTACATGCCTTTTGCCGCTTATACTATAGCCAACGGAGGAGTGTATAAACATACTGCTGAATCAGCCGTGACAGTAGAAAAAAATGAAGTAGATTATTTACAAGAAAAATATAGAGACATTGCGCAGTTTTACACTAATAATTTTATAGACTTTATGTGTTACAATCAAAGTACATATCCTGAATATAATCAAAACAAGGAGGATGACTTTTACCCTGACACTACGTCTGATTTTGGAGGTTGGGTTTTATGAGTTATAAGATAAAAGAAAAAAATATCGTTCGGTTAGAGCAGTTTTTAAAAAGAAAAATTAATGGATTGGTATACAACAACGACAGAAAAGATAGAAATAATTTACAAAAAAAATAAATAATGTTTTCATGATTTCACCAAGTTTAGCATGGGTAGTAGGAGCATTTAAAAGTCAAAGAGCTTTTAAACAAGTACCTTCTTACCCTCAAAATTTAGGAGCTCCACAAATACAAAGGTCAGATGGAAGTTATAGATTAAACCCTGATGGGCTTATTGAAGAAATTGGCAACAATATACCTAGACAAGATTGGGATGTAAATAAAGGTAAAATAAGTGACTACCCTTGTATATCAATAAGACAACAACAAGATAATTGGATTAAATACACTCAGGAATTCAACAATGGTTTATGGCAAAAAAACGGTGGTTTTGTTAGCACTGATAGAGTTACTGGTCCTGATGGTTTACAATCAGCTGAAAGATTCCAAGCATCTGGAGTTATACCTGGTTTAAAATATATGCATCAAAATTTAGATGTAAAGGTTAATGAATCTAAAGTATATTTTTCAGTGTGGGTTAGAGATGGTGGAGGTGAAGGTGGGAATCCTGGAACTGGTTATTTTACACTATCTATTTATGATAATAATAATTCAGTTGATTATTGTTACGCAACATTTGATATTATTAATGGATTAGTTGTTGATAGTGGTGGAACAGGTTACGCACCTACAAACACAACAATAAAAGAATACCCTGACAAATGGTTTAGAGTAGGATTTATGTGTGCTGTGGGTTCAGGTTCTAGTGGGGCTTTTCAAATGAGATTATACGCTGCTGTAAATAGTCCTGAAACAGGTAATTTTCCAAATTATTTAGAGCCAGGTGCTGCTGTAAATCAACAAATTCAATTTTGGGGTGCTAATGCTACTAAAACAGCGTACCCTTTACCTTATATTTTTGCAATGGGAAGTTTTGAAAAGTCAGAGGAAGATAATTTTTTCTGTTCAGGTTTAACTGATCAGATTAATTCACCAGAGGGTCTTTGGTTTATACATGTAAAAATGGCTACTTCACAAAATTATTTATCAAATTCATCAGCTGTTATTTCCTTAAATGATGGTGGAACAAGTGATGGGATAAACTTTAATTTTAAAAAGAGCAACCCTAATTTTTCAATGAATATTAATGTTGGTAGTAGTTCTGAATCCTTTTATCAAGGTAATTTAGATTTTGATCATGAAATAAAATTAGCTGTATATTATAAAACAGACTATGTAGAATTATTTTATAATGGAAATTCAATTTATATAGATAATACTTTTAGAACATTTGACACTAGAGTTCTACAAAAAATCGTTAATAACAACGGAGGTGGATTTAACAAGTTCGAGGAAGGTGATATTTACCAATACAGATTTTACGATGTTAGAACTTTAACAAGCTCACAAATTAAACAATTACAAACACAATTAACTCAATAATATGCCTTTACCAACACCTAAACAAGGAGAAAAACAAACTGATTTTATGGCTAGATGCGTAAATTCAGCAGTTATAAAAAAAGAATTTAAAAATAAACAACAACAAATAGCTGTATGCTATAAACAATATAATAAATAAAAATGTCAGAGATAAATCCAGAAAGTAAGTTTAGCTTATCGTTAAAAGAAGTAGTGGGAGCAGTTGTAGGATTATCGAGTTTGTTTGGTATTTACTTCACCTTACAAGCAGCAGTTAAAACTAACACTGACAATATAGACTCTTTAAAAAACAACAATGTAAATCCAGTCGAGTTTAAATACAAAGACGAATTGGTTAGGTCGACAATAAAAAGAGTAGAAGAAAAAACAGACGTTCTCAGCGAAGACGTTAATGAGGTCAAAGAACAATTAAACAAGATTGATCAAAGATTATATGAACTAAGTAAAAATAAATGAAATGGGTTGTAACGGTAATTGTCCTTTTTGTAACGGTTGCGATTAATTCGCAAAACAAAGACGGAATAAGTGTAATACAGTACACTGCTTCTTTTGCGGAGCAGGTTGATCTTAAAATTTTTAATGATCACAATGTGCAAACTTTTTTTATCTCTAAGTCAAAAGATATTTTTGACAAAGAGGATATTAAATATTTGCCTACTATAATTTTATATAGTGACGGAGAGGAAATAATAAAAATTGAAAGCGGAATAAGTTTAAAACTACCTGACGATTGGAGAAAGCAATTAAACGAACATATAGACTTTTTGTTGGAGCAACGCTTCTAACTAGTATATGCTTTTCTCAAATACAAAAGGATAAGGTTTACCACTTTGGGGCTGGTGTAATATCAGAAGAAATAGGATCACGATTTGACATTAAAATACCTGTAGCAAGTTCTTTTGTTATAGGCTTTGGCAAAGAAGTGTACGACTATATAGATTACGGTAGGTTTGACACTAAAGACTTAGCAGCTACAGTTTTAGGTGGAGTTGCTTATACTATAACAATAAAACTAGTAAATAAAGATAAAAATGAAAAAATTAATAAGCGTGTTATTCGCTCTTATCGTAAGCATAAGCGCAAGCAGTCAAGAAAAAAAAGAAAGTAAATTTAAAAAGCTGTTTAAATATTCTACTTTCTACGCGGCATTTTCTGAAACAAATTCAATTCAGGGTGATCAAACATTTGCTGTAACACAGTGGAATGAATTATTAGAAACCACTGTAAAAAATCCTGCCGATTTTAAATGGAGTGTTGGTTGGAGAAAACTAGCTAACTTCCAATATGAAGATCGTAACAAGTTTTACGATGGAAATGAAAATAATGTAGGAACTAGATCTAATATAGGTAATACAACTGGATTAGAATATCTAGTAGAGTTTTCTAAAGGTAGACAACAAGGTAATGAGTTTGAAAATAAAGAAGCTTTTGTCAGATATTTAGGTAAATGGTGGTTAGTAAAAGGGGAGTATCAATTAAATGAGTTAATAGATCTAGATTATACATCTGCTGAAGCAAGATTGAGATTACCTATAGGAAAAAAATTAAGTATATCTGCAGGTGCAATATATAGAAAAGCTCAAAAGGCATACGGGCATAATCCAATACAGTTATATTTAGAAGATAATCCATGGTGGGTTTTAGCTTATGATTTTGCAAACCACACTGATCAGGTTTATGAGATGATAAATCCTGTGACAGGCGAAAGTATGGGTTACGATTATTTATGGTACAATCAAGCTGGAAATCTAATTGCAGCAAGTGATGCGGACTATAGAAACGGGGTATTTCAGAATGTGGTAAATAGATATAACGAAACTAAATTAGCTGAAATAGATCCTCATGAATATGGTAGCCTTATTGCAGGTGTGGATTTTTATCATTACAGACGTAACTTTTGGCTACATGCCTACGGAAATGTTTTACCTAAACATAAATTAATTAGTGGTGATCAAAGATATTGGTATGGTAATAAAAACGGTGATGATTGGATTGATTATAGCGTAGGAGCTATTGTTGGTTTAAAACTTGGAAAATTTGGTATTTTCACGGAGTTTGCTCAACAAAGATATTGGGACAGAAATTTAAGAGAAATTAAAGTTGGATTAAATTATAAATTATGACAAAAAATTTTAGCAAACAAGAGTTTGATTCCAAGTGTGGTGCAGAGATGCCAGACGAGGTTTATCACAATATAGTAAAGGTAGCAAATCAATTACAGTATTTAAGAGAATATTTAGGTAAACCAATAAAAATAAATAGTGGTTATAGAAGTCCTGAGCATAATGCTAAAATAGGTGGTGTAAAAGGATCGCAACATACTTTAGGTAAAGCAGCTGATATAGTTGTAAAAGGAATAAAACCAGAATTTATTTATCATTATATTGATGACGCTATAAGCAATGGTGACATGTTGCAAGGCGGTCTAGGTTTATATGAGACATTTGTTCATTACGATATAAGAGGAACTAAAGCAAGATGGAATGGATAATAAAAAAAAATTTAAAGACACTAAGGTTGGCCAATTCTTACTTGGCAAATCTGGTATTGTAGACAAAATTGGAGACGTATTACCTAATCAAGGCGTTTTAGGACTCGTTAAGGGACTTATTTCTAAAGATGATAGTTTACCACTAGAAGATAAAGAAACTGCCTTAAAACTAATTGAAATTGACTCTGCGGAACTGAAAGAGGTTTCTAAAAGGTGGGAGTCTGATATGAAGTCAGATTCTTGGTTGTCTAAAAACACAAGGCCAATGAGTTTAATATTTTTAACTTTATCAATGGTTTTGTTAATTATTTTAGATAGTTTTGAATGGGGGTTTAATGTTTCGGAAGGCTGGGTTAATCTCTTGCAAACCTTATTAGTTACCGTTTACGTAGCTTATTTTGGATCACGCGGAGCTGAAAAATTTAAAAAAATATCAAATGGCTAGAAAAGCTAATGTTTCAGTTTATAGAAAACCTAAAAAGAAAAGCCATCCTCATAATAAAAATCAATCTAGATTAAAAAGTTCAAAAGGTTACAAGAAGTCCTACAGAGGACAGGGAAGATAAATATAGAATTATTTATATATATATTAATGTTATTTTTAATAAATATATTTATATATCTTATATATATATTAACGGGCACGTGATAATTTATTAATAAATGTCTATAAGTTTTTTAATGTAAGATTTAAATTTTTTATAATTTTAGTAGATAAACATGAGAAAAATTAGCCGGAAGTCTTTGATCAAAAAATTAGACACAATTTTTAGTCAATACATAAGGTTAAGAAACTCAAAAAGAGGAATAGCTAAATGCGTTACTTGTGGAAAAGAAGATAATTATAAAAAGCTGCAAGCAGGCCATTTCATAAGTAGAAAAAATTATGCTACTCGCTGGGATCCTGACAATGTGCAAGTGCAGTGCGTGGCTTGCAATGTCTACAAATACGGAGAACAATATAAGTTTGGTATTTGGTTAGATCATAATATAGGAGAAGGTACTGCGGATAAGTTGTATTTAAAGTCACAGCAAATCCGCAAATTCTCTGATAACGAAATTAAAGAAAAAATTGACTATTATAAGCAATTAGTCGATTTGTTATAATTCTTGTTTTTTTTGTTTTATGTGTAAGAAGAGGAGGTTTAATAGCCTCCTTTTTTTGTTAATGAAATGTTAAATATTTTTTTTATTGAAACTTTATTTGTAATTTTAAAAGAAAACATGATAGCAAAACAAGAATATATATTGTACAAAGGAGGTAAAATTTATGCTAGGATTCAAGATCCTTTACAAGCACAAATTGTAGCTCACAATCAAAAAGCATCCGTGTATTTTACATATAATAATCACGAAACATTTATAAGCACTTATGAGTAGAGAGGAACCGACGGCTAGAAGAACAATGTTTGAGTTTCAAGAACATCAAATAGATAGTCTTAGAAAACAGAACAAAGAATTCTATGATTTAATACTAGATCTTAAGCTAAATAATAGTGAGCTTAAAAAAATAGTAATAGATCTTTTAGATAAAAAATGTAAAAAAAGTTTCAAGGAAGCTGCTAGAAAATTTGTATTAGATAATGTTGACTAAAGAGGAGGTTCTACAGCAAATATATTTTAATAATTGTTTTGAGCAATTGTCTAAAAGTATGATGAGCCTGATGAAAGCAAATCCTAACAACAGGAAATTAAAAGAATTATCTTCTAAGCTCAGAGAAATGTTTTTTCATTTTAACTCTGTGCATGTAAATAATAAATTATTAAAATCAGAACTAAATAGAACAAGTTTAGAATTAAAAAAAACACAATTAAAACTTAGAGAATATGAACAAAGAAAAACTTAAAGAACTATATTTGCAATATGGTTTAACTAAAGAAGATGTTTTTAAGCATCAACATTACGTGATCATAACAAGATCAGGAATAGAAAAAATACAAGGCCAAGCCGATATTAATGTAGAATTTGAAGCTAAAGTATTAGAAAGAGATTACGCCGTTATTAAAGCAACAGCTTACATAGATGCTAAAAAAGTTGTACAAACTTTTGGCTCAGCTATGATTCAGGTATATAAGCAGGAACTGATAAAAAAGAAAGACAATGATGGAAATCTTGTTGACGATATAAAGCAAACAAGAGTAGGTAACTGTAACACTTGGTATGTTGCGGAAATGGCAGAAAAAAGAGCCTTGTCAAGAGCGGTTTTAAAAGTTACTGGATTTTACGAGTTAGGGGTATTTGGAGAAGATGAATCCGATGATTTTAAAAAACCTAAAATAGAACCAAAACAATTAATAAATAAATAATATGGGACACATGATGAATTTGCGGTTGAACGTTGCCGCGCTACCTAAAGACAAAATGGTCAAAGGAGCTAAAGGCGTTTACATAGATCTAACTGTAAAGATAGATGATAAAGAAAACGAGTATAATCAATCAGTTTCAAGTTGGGTTTCACAAGCGGAAGAAGAGTGGAAAGAAAATAAACCTAAAGTCTGGACAGGAAACGGTAGAGTTTTTTGGACAACAGGAGATCCACTACCCTGTATAAAGAAAAAAGAAGAACAAGAAGAAACAAAAGAAGATATAGATTTACCGTTTGATTTATAATAAATGTTTAAACTAACTGATGCGCAATTAAAATCCATCGAAGATCAATGCTTCGTAGATACTAATAATGAGGAAAAATACCCTCCTTTAGCGTTATCTTTTGGTAAGAATATAATAAAAACAAAAACGGGTAAAGTTGAGTTGCCGGTTCCTATTGGGACTTATGGCAACTTTTCTTTTGTACAAGCTCCACCTAAAACACTAAAGACTTATTTTATTAGTTTATTAGCCAGCGTTTATTTGTCTGGAAAAAATAAATATGGAGGAGATATTAGAGGGTACAGGGATAAAAAATGTTTAATTCATTTTGATACTGAACAAGGTAAGTTTCATGCTCATAGAACTTTTAGAAGAGTAATTGACATGAATAACGGTAACGACATTGATTGTTACCATACTTTTGGATTAAGAACAATTTCTTATAAACATAGAATTGAATTTATAGAACATTATTTAAAAAACAAAATTCCTAAAAATAAAGTTGGACTAGTTATTATAGACGGAATAGCAGATCTATGTAATGATGTAAATAATATTGAACAATCAAACGATGTAGTTCAGAAAATTATGGAATGGTCTCAGCTTTTTAACTGCCATATTATCACGATTATTCACACTAATCACGGTAATTCTGAAAAACCAACAGGACATCTAGGTAGTTTTTTAGAAAAAAAAACAGAAACACAAATACAATTAAGCAAAAATACAACTCATAAGGGTTGGATTTCTGTCACATGCAAAAGATCAAGAGGATATAGCTTTGAACAATTTAGCTTTAAAATAGACGATTTCGGATTACCAGTTGTGATCACGGATTTGTATAACCCTCTAAAAGATTTTGAATGAAATGGCTTGAATTAATTGCTAAACAACATGACGAGTGGGTTACTATGGCTAAAAAAATGGGTGCTAAAAGCTACTCAGAAGACATCGTGCAAGAAGCATATATAAAATTGCATTTGTATACTAATCCAAATAAAATAATAAAAAATGGAAAAGTTTCAAAAGGTTACATGTTTTTTGTAATCAGATCTATTTTTTTAGATTACGTTATTAATAAGAATAAAATAAAAAAAATAAACATAGATGACTTTTACAGGGATGATGGCTTTAAAGAAATTAAGCATGAGCATTTAAATAAATTTACTTCCAATGATAATTTAGAAGAAGAAAAAGCTTTCGGCAAATTAATAGAAAAAATGGATAAAGAGCTTGATAATTGGAATTGGTATAATAAAAGAATTTTTGAAATATATAGAGACACTCCATTAAGCATTAGAGGAATGGCTAAAGAAACAGGTATTAGTTTTGTTAATATATTTCACACTTTAAAAAAAGGAAAACAAATAATGAGAGAAAAATTTAGTGAGGATTATGACGATTATATAAACGGAGATTTTAACCAAATTTAATATTATGAAAAAACCAAAAGATAAACGTACTAAGGAGTACAAAGAATGGAAAAAAAAGTTTGATCAAGCTAGCGACGGGCTAGGCGACACGATTGAAAAAGTAACAAAAGCAACGGGTGTAAAAAAACTTGTTGAATGGATTGCGGGTGAAGATTGTGGTTGTGATCAAAGAAAAGAAACTTTAAACAAATTATTTAGATACAACAAACCATTATGTTTAGAAGAAAATGAATTTAATTATTTAAAAAATTTTTTTAGTACTCACAGAGGTGTTATTAGCTCACCTACTCAAGGGGAATTACTTAAGATTTATAATAGAATTTTTCAAACAAATAAGGAAAAAACAGGTTGCAGTAGTTGTGTAAAATCAATGATCGGCGAGCTTCAAAAAGTATATAAAACTTATGGAACCTTATAGACCAAGACTTACAGGTAATAAAAAATATGCTTATAAATATTTAACTGAAAAGGTTAACAGAGTTTTAGTTATCGGTGATTTACACGAACCTTTTTGTTTAGATGAATATTTAGATCACTGCATAAGTGTATATAAAAAGCATAATTGCAACAAAGTAGTTTTCATAGGTGATGTAATTGATAATCACTACAGCAGTTATCACGAAACAGATACTGAAGCTTTAGGTGGTTCAGACGAGTTAGAGTTAGCTATTCAAAGAATTTCTAGGTGGTATAAAGAGTTTCCTAAAGCGATTGTTTGTATTGGAAATCATGACAGGATAATAATGAGAAAAGCGCAAACTTCAGCTGTTCCTAGGAAATGGATTAAGGCTTATAAAGATGTTTTAGAAGTACCTGGTTGGAAGTTCGTAGATAGGTTTGTTTTAGATAATGTTCAATATATACACGGGGAAGCAGGCACCGCTAGAGTTAAATGTAAAGCTGACATGCAATCAACTGTTCAAGGACATTTACACACTCAATGTTACACTGAGTTTTTTGTAGGTCAGAACTTTAAAGTTTTTGGAATGCAAGTCGGATGCGGAATAGATTTTGACACGTACGCGATGGCTTATGCTAAACGAGGAAAGAAGCCAGCAATTGGATGTGGTGTTGTGATCAATGGTAAGATTGCTATTAACGAACTCATGAATCTATAATGAAGAAACTAGTTTTTTCTGATAAGATTAAACATCGGCTCAATGATTATTTAATTTTTTTAAAAGAATTTGATAGTAGATCTAATCCTATTGTGAAAGATAATCCTAATTTTTTTTCTCATAGATTACATTGGGATGAACATCCTTTTTGTTTAGTAATGAGAAATAAATTTGATATTCATACTTTAGATGGTTTACAAAAAGCTTTATCATCTTGTTTAGTATTTAGTTTTTCAAATGAACATTGGGGTTTAATAAATGATTATTGGGAAATAGGATATGACGCTTTTTATAATAGACCACCTAATAGTTTAATGAGAAGAGATTTATTTCAAATATATCTTAAAAAAGATTGTACTGTATCAAACTCTTTATACTTAGCTGATAAAACAGGTAGACAACTATGCAAGAGAATGTTTAAGAGATATAAAACACGGAGATATACTATAATGGAATTGACTAGAATTCTTAATGAGTTTTATTGGAAAAAAGGTTTTAAGAAAGTTAAGTATGCTTTAAAAAATGCAGCGAGATATTTAGCCATGTGTTTCCCTGAATTAGTAGATCCTAACTCGCCAGTAACTGGTGGACCTGGACACTTTAGTGGGATTAGTTATATTTTTGACGATGATAACATGGTAGCCCCTGTAGATTCTTTTTACTCTAGATTAGAGACAGGTTCATTTATTCCTAAGAATGATTGGAGAGCTACAACATGGGTAAATTATATGGGTATCTTAAATGGATTAACTATCAATATTTTTGATCGTCAACACTGGTTAAACAATGAAGATAAAGTTTGTTTTTATTACAAGCTTCAGCAGTTTAAAAATAACGAAAGAAAGCCAAGATCTAATTATAATATGAATCATATAATTCCAGAATGGTTTAAATTAAAATGTTAAAGTTTTGTTAAATATTTTTTTTTATTAACAAATGTTTGTATATTACCAGTATGATAACTGTAAATTACGACGCAGACATTTTTACTGCCAAGGAAGATGAGGACAACGGAAACACGGTTCTAACTCTTAAGCCAAAGGTTATGAAAGCCTTAGGAATGGAGTACCCGTTCGGATCTGTTGTTGAGGTCAGCCAAGGCAATCACTTAGACAGCGGAATCGCTGCTGAGAAAATGTAGGTTAATAGGCGGTGAATAATAGTAGCCGCCATTAATTTTCAGTCGTGATCTACCTAAAATTTAAAAGATGTATTTAACACAAGAACAATTAGAATTAAAGTATTTCAGTGAAACAGAAACTGATCTAGCAACTAGAAGGTACATAAGAAATTTTTATGTAATATTTACCAGGCTAAGAAAGACCGACGGTACATGTTCATGGTACTTATATAAGTCTAGTGATGAGGAAGGATCTAGATGCTATGCTCATGGTAAAATTAATTTATGGAGAAACGATATAGAATTAGATGACAACTTTGAATGTCAAAATTTATGTGACTACATGAACCACATTAAACCAGCGTATAACGCAGACCGTGATCACTTAATTGATTACGTAGAAAACACACTAGCAAACGTGATCATGGAAAGAAGAATAACATTAGAATATAGATGAAGAAACCAAAAAAATATACTCATCAACAAAGGATGTCACGCATGGAAAAAGTCTTAACAACTTATTACGTGATCATTCAAAGTTTACAACAAAGAATTAAAATAATAGAAGATAAGTTAGGGATTAAAAACGACAAAGATGATACTACTGTTTGATGCGGATAGCTTAATTTATTCTTCATGTATAAACGTTGAAGATCTAGAAGACGCTTGCGCTAAGTTTGATGAGGTGCTAATGTCAATAGTTAATAGACTAGATGAAGAGCATGATATAAAAGAGTTAATTGTTTTTAATAGTGCTAAGGGTAACTTTAGAAAGATTATATTAAATAGTTACAAAGCTAATAGAACAGCTAAAAAACCACCTTTGTTAAACCAACTAACTGAGCATGTGATCAAGGAGTACAATAGTAGAATTGCATACGGCATGGAGACCGATGATCTAGTTGCTACTTATTGGAATAAGTTACAAAAAGAATTTGGCAGAGATAATGTTATAATAGTTGCCTTAGATAAAGACTATAAACAACTTCCATGTTTACTTTATAACTACCACATAAAACACCAAACAATGTGGAATATTTCAGAGAAACAAGCGTTGTATAATTTTTACACTCAAATGATTGTTGGAGATTCAGCAGATAATGTAAACTTCTGTAAAGGTTACGGTATCAAATATGCTGAAAATTTATTTAAAAATTGTCAGACTAAATATCAATTTATGAGAAAAACATTTGAATTGTTTAAAAAGATATTTAGATCTAAAGCTAGAGAGAAATTTATAACTTGTTACACAGTATTAAAACTAAGAATATGAGTAATATATTAAAAGAAGCAGATAAAATAATTAACGAAAGATCAGAAGAAAAAGAAAGGAATTACGGGCCGTTCTCAGAAGGTATGAGAAGAGCCGCGCTAATAGCTTCAGGGGCAACCGGTAAAGATATTACCGCTGAAGACATGTATATGTGCATGGTAGCATTAAAGCTGTCCAGAGAATCATATAATCACAAGAAAGATAATTTACTAGATGCAGTTGCTTATCTAGGTGCACTTAATAATTTACACAATGAGCAAGGATAATATTTGCATGATCAATTTAATGGGCAAGGTTCCTACTAAATTGAATTCACATAATGCCGGTTGGACTTATTGTCTAGCTAGTATTATTAACGAGAGAGTCGATTACGATGTTGAGTTTGTAAACGACCCTAAACAAATCCACATGTATAAAACTGTGGTGATTAATAACGGAATTAACTATAAAGAAAATGTTTGGAATTTCTTTGGAGGTGTTCAACAAATCACATTAGATTACTTACACGAGTTAAGTAAATACAAAGGTGATCTATATTGTTTTAACGAACCAATTAATTTTAAATCTTTATTAAAAAGAAAAGAGATAACAACTATTCCAAATAAACCAGTAATAACTGGCACAACCGTTAGTAAGAAATTAATACTAGGTGACTCACATGCTTTGTCAATTTATAAACCAGGTTGGGGTATAAATAGATTGGATGGTAAAACCTTACATGGATTTTTAAAAGACCCTTACAAGTATTTCGATAAAGACGAAACCACTGATCTAACTTTGTACTTCGGCAACATAGATGTTAGATTCCATTTAATGCGTCAACCTAATCCATCTTTAGCAGTGTATGAGTTGTTTGCTAAGCTATGTATGTTCATAGAAGAAATAACACCTGACATAAATGTTACGGTGCAAGAATGGTTACCTGTAGAAGATGAATCTAGAAAAATACCTGGCTCAGGTAAATACAAAGGCGAGTCTTATTTTGGTAGCAAAGAGGCGAGACAAAACTTAGTTAACTTATTTAACGGTTTATTAAATACAGCATGCACTAAAAGATACCCTTACAAGGTACAAAAATCTTGGTTAAAATACCCGTTAGACTTTGATCACATGGAGGCTAGGCAATCAGTTCATGTTCGACCTAGTAGTTATTTACACAAAAATACTTTTATAAATGATACGAGAGTTCCAACTTTATTATAACAAAGCTAAACTTAATCAGCAAAGACTTTACCAAGGTTACGATTGGACTGAACAAGATATTGATGATGATCTAATCTGGAATGTTCCAATATACGACGTTGTCAATAGGAGATACGCTGCGTTTAGTAGTTTTTTAGAAGCTATAATCCACGGTGAAAACGATCCTAAAGGTAATGGTGATTACTTTAAACACGCTGCGCTTAGCGATTATGATTTCATGCTTTTATGTTATTTATTCAGGTTATGCGGAAGCGGTATTAATTACTATCCTAAGACTAATCACCCGTATGGAACTCATGGGTTTGGAAATTTTTGGATAGTAGATAGTTTGCTTAATGAAAGATTAACTTTTGATAAATGGCTTGAGGATTTACCTGATAAAAAGTTCAGCGACAATAAAGGTTATTTGTTGCCGATGATTCCTAAAGGGTTAAGAAATTTTATTCTGGAAGATAGTCAAGAGCTAGTAACATATATTTTAGATAATATGTGGGGATTAGAAATCTACGAACTTGTAGATCTAGGCAATGAATGGTTATTAAAAAAAGGTTATAAACGTCAGAACTTTGTTTTATGTGCGTTTGCCATGGACTTAGCAGAGTATTTTCCAAAAATAATAACTAGAAACAGTAAGGTTTATATAGGTTCAAATGCTAGAAAATGTTTAAAATTAATCTTTCCAGAAAGAAAAGGTCTAGGTAGTAATTTAGAAGCAACAAATGATGCTTTAGAGCACTTGTGTAATTTAACAGGTAACTTTAGCCACAAGTATGACATGGAAGATGTGGCTTGTGATTTCATAAGGTATAAAAATAATTTTCAAAGCAAGCATCATATTGAATATAACAAAGGGATAAAATATTATAATAATGTTTTTAAATAAACAAAAATATATAGATAATAAAGATTTAAATTTATTTGGTCTTGATCAATACTTAATGCTTACCGAAGGTTTCAAATCATCCTTCGATCCTTTTGCTGTAAAAGACATAAATGGATTTAAAGTTATAGATGAATCTGAAGCATGTGAAGTTGGTTACAAGGCTAGATCAGGTGAGTTTTTTATGCAGCATTTAAAAGATATAAACGTTAATCACGTTGTTTATGTTCAACCTAGAAGAGGTTTTGCTGGTATCTCATTAGCTTGGCTTTGTAAAAAGTATGACATGAAACTTACATTAGTTATGCCTTCTTCTAAAGAAGTTAGTGATCATCAAGCTTTATGTATTGAGTTAGGTGCTAAAGCTAAATTTGCTAGAATAGCCGCTATGCCTAATGCTAATAAGATTGCTAAAGAATATGCTGATAAAATAAATGCTTTTTTTATTCCACTAGGATTAAATCATCCTTTAGTAATTGCTGGAGGTGTTAAAGTAATTCACGATTATTTTAAAGACAAAGAAAAACCTAAAACAATGTGGAGTGTTATTAGCACAGGAGTATTACAAAGATCATTACAAATTGCATTGCCAAATACAGAATTTAAAGCAGTTGCAGTTGCTAGGAATATACAACAAGGCGAATTGGGCCGCGCTGAGTTTTATAGTTATCATAAGCCCTTTAACAGTCTATCAGATTTAATACCGGATAAATTTGATTGTGAGAATAGTTATGACTCAAAAGGCTGGCACTACATGTGCAAATATGGAAATAAAGGAGATTGGTTTTTTAGTGTAGCCGGTAACGCTAAGAAGCCAACAATAAATAAGAGTCAAATTAAATCTTATAGAGATTGGAACGACTTAAAAGATTTTAAAATATGATTTATAAAGATGTAACAAAAGCATTTGAATCCTTATATAATAAGATCGATAAACAACCTGCTGGTCCTAATGGAACTAAAGCTATTTACAATGAATGCTTTACGATAAAAGATACTAGTAAGTTAGTTGTTAAAACACCTTGGAGAAACTTTAAAGATAGTTATGCGGAAAAGGAATGGAAATGGTATCTTTCAGGAAATAGAAATGCAGAGGATATAGCTAAGTGCGCCAAGATTTGGTATGATCACATGGATGAGAATGGAAATGTCAATTCTAATTATGGTTGGCAATGGTGGAGAAACGATCAATACAGATATGTTGTTGAACAATTAAAATATAATAGATTCTCTAGAAGAGCCGTAATAACTATTTATGACGGTAAAGAATGGGAAGAATATGAAAAAGATACTCCTTGCACTTTAGCAATTAAGTTTTATTGTAAAGCTGATCCAAGAGTAATCCACATGTCTGTTGTTATGAGAAGTAACGATTTGTGGTTTGGTTTTTGCAACGATGCTTATTGTTTTATGAAATTGCACGAGTCTATATGCGCGGACTTAAATGCAATTCAAGGAGAATATACACATTATGCGCAAAATTTACATTTATACCCAAGACATTATGGAAAAAACATTTGAATTAATTAGACAATGGGCTAAAGAACGAAGCCTAGACGTAAAAGGAAACCCACATACTCAATATGTAAAGTTTCAAGAAGAAGCTGGTGAGTTAGCAAAAGCATTACTTACGGATAATAGAGAAGAAATAATAGATGCAATAGGGGATATTGTTGTTGTTTTAACGAACTTAGCACACATGAAGGGGTTAAGTATTGAGGATTGTATTGTCACAGCTTATTTGGAAATAAAAAACAGAAAAGGAGTTATGATCAACGGGACATTTGTTAAACAAACAAAAGATACAGATCACATAATTTCAGGAACAGAATGAGAAGATATATTGCAAAAATAAGAATACCCGATAATCTTGATCACCAATCAGTAGGTTATGTTGGAGAACAAATATTTAAGTTGTGGTTTAAAAGAATATATAATGACGAACAACTATTTAAACAAAAAGCTGATAGGGAATACCAACAAATAGATTTTTCTGATGAAAAAGGTTTTACTTATCAAGTTAAAACAACTAGCAAAAAAAGTTATACATTTAACTGTAATTTAAATAATTTAAAAAAACATCTTAATGCTGATTTTTATGTGTTTATACAATTACAAAACAACTATGCTTACATAGAGCCAATAAAGAACAAGGTCGACATTTTAAATAACATAAAGAAATCCTTTATAAATGATACATGTTACGTTAAAGCGAGAGACCTCCAGCAAAGAGAAATCGACATTAGTAAATAATATAATTAATGAATATTTTTTATTAGTTATTTATGAAGTAGAAAATGGAGAATCATTAGAAGCAATTAATAAAATGCTAAAAGAATACGAACAAAAAGAAAAGTATATTGAGTGCGC